TACTTGGCTGTGTGTCGTGCTTCGTTTCGAGTTGTTGCTTTAGAAGTGAATCAGCTAACTTGCGTACTTCACCAACCTCTTGTGCCTGTCGTCCGATTAACTTCTCGGCTTCTTGGTGCATCCTGATAATCTCGTCTAGAGCTTTACCACGATACTTCTCAGGTAGTTCTGGAGCAGCCTCTTCAGGTTCTGCTGTAGTTTGTTCTACAGCGTCTGGGATTATGCTCTCTTCTTTGGTTGGATCAACGTACTTCTCGTTAGCATCTACTTCGGGCAGTTCGATAAAATTTGCAGCCATGTATATTCTCCTGTCGCAATGCGATTTTAGGACATTTAAAATAGCTCGGTGGTCAAGAGTCCATTTACGAGCCGTGATTAGCTTTTATTTTTCTTTCCAATGTCAGCTTCTCAGCTCTCATCTTTGCCCATCGTGCAGTAGCACTGGGAAAATCTCCACAGATTGGATCTAAACCCAACCTAGGAGAGGAAAGAATGCGAGTAGCTATCTCGCCACACTCACCACACCGAACTTCTTTTGTGTCTACATCGACGAAGGCTTCGGTGATATGCGAATTCTTACATTCAAATTCAAACAGTCGTCTGGGCATTGTCTTCTTCCTGCTGAAGCTGCTCATATACTTCTTCGCTAGACTGTTTTAAGTTCTTAAGCCACATCATAATAGAGACTTCGCCCTTTCTGAAGTGGAGCTGCTCAACAGTTTCTACACCTTTGACTGTGTCTGTGGAGCTAAGCATTAAATCTATATCTTCTAACAGATCCCGCCACCCCTGGGTAGCTGCCATACTGAATCTGTTTTCGTAGTAATCTTGTAGTTCTCTATTCATTCTCTTTTTCCTTGACAAGGAGAGTTAATTATGGTAATATATATATTATACCACAACTTTGTTAAAAAGTCAAGTTATTTTTGCTACTTTGATAAAAACTGCTTTAAACTGTCATATATGACATTAGCAGTCCTCAGCACCAGCATAGTCACTATAAGTCTTTAGAACCTCATAGATTGCAGGTATTAAATCGCCCTTTAAGTCCTTAATAAAAATTTGATGGTTATCGTCATGAATGGTTGTCATGTCATTTTGTCGTGCATCTTTGTTAAAGTAGATGGCTACTTGCACTTGGATTTGGTCTTTTGTGCCAACATAACTAGCAATTTTAAGATAGGCTTGCGGGGCTGATATGCCAAATTGGGTTGATTCTAGGTTAAGTTGTAGTGCCATCTTAATTCCTTAATTGTTTTTAAAAGGTATACCATTGAGTAGTTGTAGTAGCCATTAACTCAATAGTTGAGCCAGCAGCCAAGGTAAATGCAGCATTAGCCGCTAAAGCATTAATCGTACCGCCTGTTGCTGGATAAATACTTAAAGTATCCGCACTATCCGAGTTTCTAACTAGGATACGCATACCAGCTACGGCAGTTGGCAGTCTTACTCCTGTTGCGCCTGTAGCTACAACAGTCACATTATTGATATTGGAAACTAAACCAGTAGCAGTACCTTGTGTAGTGCCAGCCGCACTTACTGCCGCACTAATACTATCTATTACAATTCCGTTTAATGTTGTTCTACTGGTTGCTCCTGATACGGCAGAACCAATAGCAATGTTAGTAGTAGAGCCTGACAGACCAGCAGTACCAATGTTGATTGTTTTGGTAGAGCCTGATGCAGTTGCACCAGCTTGTATATCAATTTGTTGGCTTACTGTAGAACGACCTAAAGTTATTGTTCCAGTTTGAGAAGTACCACCAATGACTGCTGAACCTGTTGTGGCATTTGTTCCTAACGCTGTTGTAGAATTTGTAGAGCCAAGTAAAGAAACTGTTGAATTTCCAGTTAGAGTACTACTAGCTGTTAAAGAGGCAACATTAACAATACCAGTAAATGTTGGTGCTGTTGCCCTTACTACGCTACCTGTGCCTGTTTCAAATGAAAATGTTTCTGCACCAACACTCCAAGAGGCGGCATTATTGTTTGCGGTTGAAATACACCAAACTCGATATGAACCAATGTTTGAGTTTGTATAAACAGTAGCACCAGTAGAAGTATTTACTGTTACTGTAAAACCTGTTCCGTTAGTAATTAAAAAACTCCAACCAACGGCTAAAGTTGCCGTACTAGGCAAAGTAATAGTTTGGCTTGTAGAACCTATAATCTGTTGCTGATAACCGCTTGTATTAGTTAATACTAACGGAGTAGCACTAGCAGTAGTTAAAGTTAATGGAGTTAAATCAGAAAATGCTTCAGCCGCAGTTGTAGCACCTGTACCACCATTTGCAATAGGTAAAGCCGTTCCTGAGTAACCTATTGCTAAAGTACCGCTAGTGGTAATTGGGCTACCTGTAATGCTTAAAACGCTAGGTACAGTTGCCGCTACAGAAGTAACTGTTCCTGATCCAGCAGATACAGTTGTCCATGTGGTATCATAGTCAGCACTACTAACTTTAGTTAATACTTGACCTGTAGTTCCTGCAGCAGCGATACCAACACCAGCGTCACCTTTATCACCTTTAGATCCGTTTGCACCGCCTAATCCACGCTGTCCAACAATTGTTTTTGTTGTTTTTATTTCTGTGCCGTCGGATAAAGTAAGAAGTAAAGTATCATCTAATGCAACCTCAGCATCAATAATTTTAGGAGCTTCTAATCCATCTTCTCCGTCCTTACCATCAACACCATCTTTACCGTCTTTTCCATTGATTCCGTCTTTACTATCTTTACCAGGAACACCTTGCTCACCTTTATCGCCTTTGTCTCCCTTTTCTCCTTTGTCTCCTTGTTCGCCTTTCTCTTTAGCGACACTATAAACAGCAGAAGAAAGTTCTTCAAGTTTTTGGTCAAGCACTATTCCTAGAGTTTCTACCTTAGTTTCCGTAGAAATATCAGCTAATGTAATATCTTTAAAATTCATGCGAACTTATTCTTAAATTCTATATCTTTTTGACGTTGTAGGTTTTTATCAGCCATTTGAACTTCAACAACCCTGAGGTTATTTTCAATTTCTTTTTCTTTTAAGGCTAGTTCAGCAATTTTAACTGTCTTTTCAAAGTCATTTCGTTCAGAAGCATCCTTATTAAGGGCTGTTACAACCTTAGCTTGTGTCTCTAGTGGTACTGCTGCAGCCTGTGCTTTAGCTTTTTCAGCTTCTGCCATAGCTTTAGCAGCTTCTGCTTGAGTTTTTTGTAGATTTGCTTCAGCAGTAGCCATAGTAATCTGTTGAATTTGCTGTTGCATTGGGTCAGGTTGACTCATTTGTTGGAGTCCTGCTACGATTTCTTCACGATTAGAGATACTAGAACCCTGAATTACACCCTGTAATAGCAGAGGAACGATAGGAGATTCTGCTCCTAAGGTGGACATTAAGCCCATCATCTGCTGTTGTTCGTACTCACGAGCTACCATTCCTAGGGTAGATACAGGCAAGAACACAAAGTCTTGTACAGGATAACGATCTGGGTCAAACTGCATGAATCTGTAGGCAGCTTTAGTAATGAAGGGGATTAAGAAGTCTTCTTGGAAGTTAATCAGAGTACGCTTATTCTTCTTCATCAAGCCTGAGAGAGCCATAGATAAGCCAGCACCTGAGGCTTCACCAGAAGCTACTTGTCCAGGCATAGCAGTACTATCAATTGTACCTGTAGCTTGGAGGAGCATTGCTTGGAAGTTCTGAGCAGTCTGGAAGTTCTGAGGATCAGTAGTACCAAACTTAAAGGGCATCATGATCTCGTTAGGATTGCCGTTGACTAAGATATTCTTACCAGGACGTACATCAAACTTAGCACCACGTGGTAGCCTTGTAGCGTCCATAGCCATCATAGGTGATGTAGTAAGAGCTAAGGAATCTAAGTGACTACGGATCTGAGCGTCAATAGCTTTTTGCATATTGTAGCCCTTCTCAGCAGTACCACGACCCCAGAAACGACCAGGCATGGAGTCAGCTTGATAAGCGACAATAGGACGATCCTTCATCATGTAAGGATTCTCTTCAGCTTTTAAGAGCCACTGATCATCAGCGATGATGACAATAGCCTCTACCATGTCTTGGTAGTCTTCAGCCATAGAACCTTCAGGGAATAGATCTACAATCTCTTCTCCGTCTTTCTTCTGTAACTCTTCTAAGTATTCCTTAGGAACAAGACCATAGTAGCGAATGACTCGTACCTTGTCGTCTTGCTTAGGAGATATCTCTTGTACAGGTTCTAAGCTCATGTCGCTGTAGCTAGGAGTGATTCCTACCTTACGATATGTACCATCGACCATGCCTTGAACAATCTTGTAATAAGGGACATACTCCTCAATTGCAACACCTAAGGATGATTCTATATCACGAGCGTTAGGGTCAATGAGGAAGTTACGACAGTTGATTGGGTGAAGCTGAACCATGAACTTCTTCTGTTCACTTACACCGATAGCTGCCATAGCAGTGCCAGGGATAGGCTGGGTGGAAGGAGACATCACTGTCTTCTCTTCTACGGTAATCTCTCCGATACCTGTACCGTATAGTTCTCCTAAGAGAATAATATCATCTAATGCTTTCTTAACCTTTGAGAACTTAAAGTCCTCATGCATCTGTTG